CAAGGGGATCGGGCATTCGTCGGAGATGAATTATGATCGCGGCAAATAAGAAAATACTCTCTTCCAAACAGGAGATCATGGATTATATCGGCTGCTCCTGGCGAACCTTCCGGAAATATGTCGAAGTCGGCCTCCCCGCCCGCTATGAAGAAGGCCGCTGGATAGCTCACTCGGATAATATTGATGACTTCTTCAAGTCATATACCCGGGTGAGCATGAAAAACGTCATTAAAACGATACCGGATGATGAAATGTAAACCCTGTCAAGTACAATAACCCTACCAAACCCCCACCATGACCCAACCATAACCCTACCAAATCAAACCATGGCCGTTTTCTCAAAAAACCCATGTTATGGTATCCCCATTCAAAGCGACCACTTTATCTTGGGGTGAAACATGGCTTTTTCAACCTGGGCAGTTTTAAAGACTGCCATCCTTGATGATATTGCAAACGGCTCCATTCTTACAAAATCCTATTCTATCGCAAATCGTACCCGGACATTTAAGGATATGGCCGATGTGGTCATATTTCTGAAATACATCGATGAAATGATCCTCGCTGAAAGCATGAGCACCCGTCTCGGTCCCACGGTGAGAGGAGCGACGCCCACATGACGCAATATCGGGTCAGCAACAGAAAGATCGAAGTCCACGATACTCTGCTTGATAAGGTTATCGGCTATTTAGATCCCATACGCGCCCGCCAAAGACTTGCCGCCCGTGTTCATCTTGCCCTGGCAGGCGGGTATTCCGGTGCTTCGCGTTCCAAGCGGTCCCTGTCACAATGGATGACCGGAGGCCGTGACGCCGATTCGGATATCCTGTGGGACCTGCCGACTCTGCGGGATCGCAGCCGCGATTTACTGCGCAATTCTCCCCTGGCGTGCGGCGCCGTCAATACTGTCGTGACGAATGTCATCGGGCAGGGTATGAAGCTGCAATGCCGCATTGATCGCAACGTCCTGAAGATGGATGATGATGCCGCCGAGGCATGGGAATCGGCAACGGAACTGGAGTGGCAGATGTGGTCTGCTTCGCAGGAATGCGATGTCGCCAGGACCCTCACCTTTAACGATATTCAAAATCTCACTTTCCGTCAGGTATTGGAGAACGGGGACGTCTTTATCCTGATGCCTCGATATCAGCGCGGGAATTCTCCCTATTTCATAAAACTGCAAGTTATCGAAGCCGACCGGGTATGCAATCCAAACAGGCTGCGCGACACGGAAACCCTTGCGGGCGGCGTCGAGAAAGACGTCTATGGCGCACCCATCCAATATCACATCATGCGTCAGCATCCCGGGAATATTCTGTATGCGAACGCCAAGACGTATGAGTGGGACGCGTTCCCCGCGTTTGGCGCAAATACCGGCCTCCGCAATGTCATTCATTTATTTCCGACACTTCGTCCGGGACAGACACGGGGCGTTCCCTATCTGGCACCGGTTATCGATTCCCTGAAACAACTTGACCGCTATACCGAGGCGGAGCTCATGGCCGCCGTAGTCAGCGGCATGTTCACCGTGTTTGTCGAAACGGAGCGCGGCACCGCCGATTTCGGCACGTTTGCTCCCAGCTTAGAAACGGGCGGGTCATCGACCGATGAGGATTACAAGCTCGGCAACGGCGCGATCGTCGGCCTTGCCCCCGGAGAAAAGGTCAGCACGTCAAATCCCGGAAGGCCGAATCAGGCATTTGATCCCTTTGTCAAGGCCATCCTCCAGCAGATCGGCGTCGCTTTGGAGATCCCCTATGAGGTTTTGATCCACCATTTCAGCTCATCATACAGCGCATCGCGGGCGGCGCTCCTTGAATCATGGCGCTTTTTCCGAAACCGCAGAGCCTGGCTGGCCCGTAATTTCTGCCAGTTGGTCTATGAAAACTGGCTTACCGAAGCCATAGCGTTGGGTCGTGTAAAGGCTCCCGGATTCTTCCGCGATTATCGCGTCCGCCATGCGTACTTGGGAACGCTCTGGATCGGCGACGCCCCCGGTCAGATTGATCCGCTCAAAGAAGCCGATGCCGCCGAGAAACGGCTCTCCCTCGGATTATCAACCGTGGATGAGGAGACTGTTGCGATTACGGGCGGTGATTTCGATCACAACTATCCGCGCATTGTCAAAGAACGCCGTATGCTACAGAAGATCGGGCTCTGGCAACCAGGCCAAAAAGGATCAGCGGCTCCGGAAGAACCTCAGCCGGACGACCAGCAACCAGACGAAGAAGGAGACGGGCACGATGAGACTGCTTGATATTCTGACATCCCCCTGGGTTATCCAGCCGGAAAAGCTGACGGAGATACAGGAAATCTATATCACCCATCTCCGCGGAGAGAAGATAGACCTTGCCGGAATCGAGGCGCGGATCGGGAAGCCCCTGGATAATAAACCAAAGGGATACACCATTGAAAACGGCGTGGCGGTTCTGCCCATAGAGGGAGTGATCGCAAAACGCATGAATATATTTATGAAAATATCGGGAGGAACTTCTTCCGAGCTGGTTGGGCGGGATATCAGGCTCGCCCTTGCCGATCAGGATGTGAATTCGATTCTTCTTTACATTGATTCTCCGGGGGGCACCGTTGACGGGACGCAGGAACTGGCGAGGGAAGTTTACGCAGCGCGGGATACGAAGCCTGTCGCTGCCTTTACGGATGGGATGATGGCATCCGCCGCCTATTGGATAGGAGCTGCCGCCGGCGAGATAATTATTTCCGGAGATACGGCTCAGGTCGGCTCTATTGGGGTCGTGGCCCGGCATATGGATGTTTCCAAATATGAGGAAAAGATCGGCGTGAAAACATCCGAAATCGTGGCGGGAAGATATAAGCGCGTTGCTTCTCAATATGAACCGCTTTCCGAAAGCGGCAGGCAATCAATCCAGGACGCTGTTGATCATATCTATACTGTTTTCCTTGGCGATGTTTCACGGTTTCGGAATCTGGCTCTGGACACAGTGAAGGAAGGCAACGCAGAAACGATACCCAGGGCGGATGGAAGAGTATTTTACGGGAGACAGGCGATTGATGCCGGACTGGTGGACGGTGTTTCCACTCTGGCCGGGATTATCAATCAATATAGCGATCCAAATTATACTGTAAAACAAAAAGTAACAAAAATAATTAAATCAATTCGAGGAGGATAACATGGACATCTTAACAAAAGCCGAATTCATTGCCACGCATACAGAGCTTTACGCGGAAATCACAAATGAATCCTATCAGAAAGGTTTTTCTGAGGGATTGGAGAAAGGAAAGGCCGATGGCCTGGCTTCCGGTGCTGAGGCCGAAAGAAACAGAATCAAAGGCGTTGAAGCTGCATTGATCCCTGGGCATGAGGCCCTGATCGGCGCCCTCAAGTTTGACGGCAAGACCACAGGCCCGGACGCGGCCATGCAGGTTATCGAAGCGGAGAACAAAGTGCGGGAAAGCGAACTCGACAAGCTAAAAAGCAACACGATCAAGCCCGCCCCACATGCCGCCGCTCCGGTGGTGGATGCGAGCATTGAGAATCTGCCCCTGGAAGAGCAAGCGAAGATCACCTGGGATAAATCCCCTGAGCTTCGTGATGAATTCAAGGATAGCTTTGCCGGTTATCTGGCGTTTCTCAAGAACGACAAGGCAGGCCGAATCAGGATACTCGGGCGCAAGGAATAACACAAAAAGAATAACAGGAGGAATTGAACTATGACCACATTAGCAGTAGATAAATGCCGGGATAAGATTCTCGGTGAATTAAACGATTACCCCATGATTGCGACGGACATCATTTATGAAGGCGCCGCAGTCGGCCTCGTCATCGGAACCGGCCTTGCCCGTCCCTTGACCTCGGTGGATAAGTTTGCCGGGTTTGCCCAGACCAAATGCGACAACTCGCTGGGCGCGGCATCCGCTCTCAATGTAAAAGTCATTACCAAGGGCAGGGTAAAGCTCTCCGTAAGCGGTGCGGTGATCACCGACGTTGGACAGCCTGTGTATGCCACGGATGACGACACATTTGTCTTCACACCCGTTGGCGGCGTCTATATCGGAAACGTGAGCCGGTGGGTATCATCGGGCGTTGTCGATGTGGATTTTGACGCGATTAAAGGCGTCGATCCCTGGGCGGGATGGGTATGTGAAGCCCTTGGGGCAGCGACCAAGACCCTCGACCTGGAAGATACTGGCAAGGCGATATTCTGTACGGTAACAACTGTTATTACGTTAGCCGCCACGGCAGTCGGCGGGATTTACCGGCTTGTCTGCATGGGGCCCTACGGAACTGTCCAGATAAGCGCCGACCCGGTTTCCGCTGACCTCATTATCGCGCCCGATTCGTCCGGTGCGGACAATAAGGACTATGTCAATACGCTGGCTACGGCACAGCGCGGCGATTTCATCGAGCTTCTCCACAACTCGGTAAACGGTCCGGTTGTTACAAACAGAAGGGGTACCTGGCTGAAAGAGTCATAACGACCCGTAACTATATACTCTATTTCTAAGGAGGACATAACAATGGGAGCAGGAACATTATCAAGCCGAGCGATTATCGGCGAATTCTATAACAAACTTGCCCAGGATCTGGGCATGGGATGGATACCGGGAGTCTCTATGCTATTCCCGAGCAACCAGGAAACGGAAACATACGCATGGCTGGGCATGGCGCCGGCAATGCGCGAATGGATAGGCGGTAGAAACGCCAAGGGATTCAGGGAAAACGGCATCACCATCCGCAACAAGACTTATGAAGCAACGATGGAGGTACTCGTCGATGAGATCCGGCGCGACAAAACCGGGCAGGTCATGCTGCGGGTCGCCGAACTTGCGCAGAGGGCAAACGCTCACTGGGCGTCATTACTGACCACCCTCATCATCGCCGGTGAGTCGGCTGTCTGCTATGACGGCCAGTATTTCTTCGATACCGACCATTCGGAGGGCGACAGCGGCACCCAGGACAACGACCTAACTGGTGCGGCGGCTACGGCAACCCAGCCCACGGCGGCGGAAGCGGAAGCGGCGATCATGGCATGTGTAGCGGCAATCCTGGGTTTTAAGGACGACCAGGGCGAACCCATGAATGAAGGCGCGAGCGCGTTTAAAATCATGGTGCCTACGGTATATCTTCCTCCGTTTGCGGCAGTGCTCACGAATGATTATATCGCCGCAGGCCAGAGCAATCTCATAAAAAAGATTGAAGGGTTCAGCTTTTCCCTGGCAGTCAACCCACGCCTGACATCCGGTGCGAAATTCTTCGTCTTCCGCACCGATGGACAGACAAAACCGTTCATCCGGCAGGAAGAGGAGGCCATCACCGTATCTGCAATCGCCGAGGGTTCCGAGCTTGAGTTCAAGGAGAACAAACATCATTACGGAGTCAAGGCGATCCGGAATGTCGGGTACGGATACTGGCAGCACGCCTGTCTGTATACCTTTACCTGAGTTTCTTTTTTTTTATTATGATCCTCTCCCCTGGTAATGCCGGGGAGAGGATATTGTGAGGCAAAAATGCTGAATATACAAAAATACATCGTAACAGAGCAGAAGGCAATCATACCGGTAGATGTAACCCTGGTTTTAACCGATAAACAGGCTGCCGCACGTAAGCGTTATTTGAAATCCACGGGGAAGGGAAAATACCTGACAACCCATCAGGTGGAATTTAAACAAGACGAAGAAATCGGCATTATCGGCGGAATAAAAAGCAAGGAACTCATCGGGCAACTGGAAAAAGTTGTCGAGTGTGTCAAGCCACGGGCGGTCTGAAAACCCGAACACTCTATGTCAATCCGGCCATGATCCGGAATCCATAAGCTGAAAGGCTACCGCTCGTAAATGTGAAGGACACGAATGAACGACACATGCGTCATACTGGGGACCGCCCCCTGTCTGGAAACCGACCTGGACGATCTGGCATCGATCGGCACGGGGAACGGTTTCGACTTTTTCGCCGTCGGCCTCGACTGCGCGGACCGCTACCTCGGCCGCATCGACCACGCCGCGAGCTATCACCCGAAGGAGTTTCAGGAATTCAGGGAGCGGCGCGCGAAGGCGGGGGGGAACCTCGACTATGTGACGCATTCCCACAACGAAAACGGGAAGCCCGACAGGGTATGGCCCTATATGGCCCCTTCGGGAAGTTCGGCCATGCTCGGGGTGGAAGCCGCCCTGGGCCTCGGCTATGCAAAGATCATTGTCGCCGGCGTGTCGCTCTACGACAAGGATTACACGCGTTTTCAGGTTGGATGGAAGATCAGGTTCGCCGGCAGTCGGGAAGACTATGCCAACGAATTGCAGCACGGAACCTACCGTGAGGGCGTCATCAACGCCCTTCGGGGCAACAAAGACAGGGTGCGCGCCATGAGCGGGTACCCCAGGGAGATCCTCGGCGCGCCGACAGGAGAGTGGCTGAATTCATGATTACGGTATGCTGTCTGAAACTGGGGACGAAATACGGCCCCGAATATGTGAACGTCCTGGAATCCATGGTGCGGCGGAATGTCGTGTCCGTTCCATATGATTTCGTGTGCTTCACGGACGACGCGTCGGGCATCAGGACGGATATCCGGACGGAGCCTCCTCCCTTCTACCTGCCGGGCATGTGGGCGAAATGGCGCTCTACATGCCGGAGATCCCCGGCATCGAGACCGAACGGCTCCTGTTCCTTGACCTGGATATCGTTGTCACGGGCAACCTGGACGGCCTGATGTGCTACGAATCGGATTTTGCCATGGCGAAAGACTGGCCCTCGGGGATGCTGTCGGCGGAAGACCACCGCAACGTCTACGGCAACACGTCCGTCGTCCTGCTGAAAATCGGCGCGGCGGCGCATATCTGGGATGCGTACAAGGCCGCGGGATTCCCGACACAGGGCTATGGCGACGGCGACCAGGGAT